TCCTCTCTATCGCTTCGATATACATATCTGCGTTGTCTATGTCTGCCTGTGCTTCTACTTTCAATTTTTCCCACATTTCCTTAGATTTTTTAAGTTGTTCTTCTGTTCTCATTTTATCATCTTCTCGATAATTGTTCCTTTAAAATAATTCTTTAAATCTTGTTTTGCTTTTTCTTCTGGATTTATAACTGGCGCTGTTGTTCCTGCGTTAGAACGTCCTGCAAGAATTTTCTCTGCGTTTATTCTTTCTTCTCTGTCTAGAAGTTGTTTAAGTTCTGCATTAGCTTTTTCTATTCTTTCTGCTGTCTGCGTTGCTTGTTCTATCATACTTAACTCTTTTACTTCCTCTGTCATATAAGTAGTAGTAGTGATATATTTATAAATCTTTCTATCTCACAAAAGAAAATAATTTTGTAGAATACTCGCCTTTTTCTCCGTCCCAATAATCTTTAAACTTTGTAACTACGACGATTAAAGCTGTAACTATGGCAAAAAATATTCCTTTTCCTGTTATTTCTCCGTTGCTAAAACTTCCTAATAATACTAAAAATCCTGCCAGTAGGGCGTTTATTAAATTATAAATTATTTCTTTTTTATTTTCTTTTGATATTAAACAATCTTTTTTCTTCATATAAGATTTAAACTTCTCCTTTGGTTTTCTAAATTTCTAAGTTGCTCGATTATTTGAGCCTCAATTTCTTGTCCCTTATCTAGCCAAAATCTTAAATTTGCTTGTCCCATTCCCTTAGTTTGTTTGTATAAATCTAAGTTGTAATTTAAAGCCCTATCAATATCCTGTTCTACTTGTGCTCTACTTATTGCTCCTGCTTGATAAAGTTTTATATCGTCGTTTATAGTAGCTGTTACACTGGTGAAAGCATTTTCTGCCTTTTTAACATCTATACTTTTAGACGTTCCTAATTGAGCCCAAGTAGGTAAAAACGCACTTGCTTTTTCTAAAAATATAGCTGTACCTCTTGCCACTGGCTCTAAAAATGTACCCCTTAAATCTACTTGATTGTTATTTGCTGTTAATTCTGCAAACCTTTCTTGAATAGGCTCATCAGATAAACTAGGCGATTTTTGTTGTTGTTGCTGTTCTAATTGTTGAGTTTTTGGAGTTATAAATCCGCCCCCTCTCTTTAAAGTTCCTGCGTATTCTTCTTTAGATAAATTAAAATCTTGTCCTGTTTTAGAGGTTACTTTTACGCTTCCGTCTTGATTAAAAACTATTTTTTCTGTTGGAGTTAGCGTCGGCTTAAAATCTGGGTTAATTGTTGGATAGACTGCTCCGTCTGTCTGTACTTCTTTTTTATTAGGGTCAAATATTGTTTTAGGTATCTCTCCGCCTCCTGCTCCTCCTCCTGCTCCTCCTCCGAAGCCTCCTGCCTGTCCTATTGGAGGTACCTCTTTTTTTTCTTCCTCTTTCTTCTTCATCTTATCTTTAGGATTAAGAGACACTCCTCCTGCTTTAAAAGTAACCATTATTTGCCTCTCCCTGCTACCATATCGCTTTCCTGAAAGTTATTAGGGTCTTTATCGTTGTCCGTTTGTAGTTCAGAAGCTAGCGAACTAGGAGGAATTAAGTTTATTTTTAAATTTAGTTGTTGCCATATTTGAGCCTCTAAAAATCTTTGGTCTTTCTCGACTACTTGCTCAAAAGATAAATAGCCAATTTTTCCTCCGCTTTCTGTTGTCTGTGAGGCTCCTGATGGAATAAGTTGTGGAAGTCCAATCGTTCTATAAAACTTGTTTCGTATATCGTCTCTCCAGTTAAGAACCAGTGGGCTAGGGGTTACTTGCACAACTTCATAACTCACAGAGTTAGCGTCGTCTGGAATATAAATATTGTCTCCCTGCTTTGTAGCCTTATCCATTTTAGCAATAAAAGCCGATATTTTTACTGGGTCATCTGTGCCTAGTTTGAACATAATAAGAGGTTTAGCTTGTCTGTGCATAATCTTTTTCATATCGTCGAAGCTCTCGCCCTCTGCCAATAAAGTCTCTTCCATTACATCAATATCGCTTATTCCGTGAATTTGGTCAGCTAGTCTGTTGTTAGATAAATGAAAAATGTCCTCTACTAAAAATTTTACTGATTGAGCCTGTCCCTGCGGAGTTTTAGAAACCTGCTCATATCTTTTTATAATTCCCTTATCATCTACTACAATTTTTATCGTACTAGGGTCTAAAGGTTTAAGATTGATTATAGTTTGAGTATCTTTGTCTCTGATTATCTCTGCGTAGGCGTCCCCTCCTATTCTTCTAGTTATCTCCATATTAAAGAGAATATCGTCGAAAGTATCTTTTCCCCAACCTTTTATATGGTCTAGAATTGATGTTGTTGTAGGGTCTGCAATATATCCCTTTCCTACATTCCAAATCGCTTTAGAGACTATGGCACTCTTTAAATCTGCTATCTGATTGAAATATCCCCACTGGGTACTCCATTTTGTATTCTGCCAAGTTGTTTCTTTTTGTCCTGTTGCTCCGTCAGTGTTTAGAGCACTTATAGAGAAATCTTCTGTTGTTGTGCTAGATGTCCCTATGTCTGAATTTGATATATTTAGTGAGTTTGGCATATTTTTATAGGGTTTTGTTTTTTATAAATCTATCTTTAGAGGGATATTTAATAAAGCCTTTGTTGAGGTTATTCCAGTAGTTACGTTTAGCTGTGTAGGGTCGTGATAAATTTTAGTCTGAACATTACTGCCCCCTGCTGTTGTATCTATTGTTAATCTTAGCGTATCTCCCTGCTTAAAAATTGTTGTTGAAGATACGGCTATCCTACAACTAAACATATTCCAGTGGTCAGAATAGCTCGTGCCTAAATCTGCATAACTTATAGTTTTAGAAGCTGTACTGCCTATTTGAGTTGGAGTTCCCCCTCTAACTCTATAAAGTTTAGCGCTTATTGTCGTTCCTCCCCCTCCTGTTCCTGTTACTCTTGTGATATTGAACGGAGCATTTATTAAAACATTTCCTTTAACTACTAACATTTTGGTTATAGGAATATCAAAATCTTTACTTAGTGCGGAGTTACTTCCACTTTGAGAATATCCTATGTCTGCCGATATAGAGCTCTCTGGAGAAATAGAATAGACAATATTTGTACTTTCGTAACTATCTAACAAATAAAAAGTTTTGTACCCTACCCCCTGAACTAAATCTAGCCAACTATAAGAAGCAACTGCCTCTCCTCCCTGCTGTGTAAAAATTGTAGGAATAGCCATACTAAGCTCCTATAATAAAGTCTTTTACTAATTGCTCTTTTAAAATTTTGATACACGCATTATAGTGATACATAAGAACGTCTATCATAGCTTGGGCTTCTGCTCTAGAATTAAAGCCTCCCATATCATAGGAAATAACATAAGTAGCCGATAGACACGAACACGCCTCTTTTAAAACTCCCTTAACATCTACATTTAAAGTAGAATATTTGTCGCTCCAATTATAGTGCGTTTCTGCGTTTATTCTGCTTTCTGCTTGGGTAACAAAATTGTTAATATAAGTTTCTGCATTAGAAGTCGTGGAGGCGTTAGCTCCTGCTTTATATTGTACTTCTGCTGTTGTGCAAAAAATCCCAGTATCTACCATATTTTTATTAAGTACCCCCTGTTTTTATAACTTTCTATGTGTATTCGCACCACAACTCGCGACTTTTATTTTCTGAAATTAGCCAAACAGCTCTTATTATCCCCTCTACAATATGACTATAATTTCCAAAAATTCTTAAATCTGTGTTTCTTCCCTCTTTAATCTCGTATTCAAACTGGATAGATTTTAAACTAGCTATAATCTCGTCATCATCTAGGAGTTTTATAAATCCGTGTTCCATTAGGGATAATAAATTTAAGTACATTTCTTCTTTTAATAATTTTTTATTCTTTTTTCCCTCTCTGTCTAGTGGTCTAGTTGAGTTATTTAGAGCTCTTACTTTTGTTTTTGTTTTATCTTCTCTTAATAATTCTGAAAAAACTCCAAATCCTGCTCCTCCGTCATCTACTCCAATTAGTCTAAAATCATAAATGTTATTTAATTCTATAATTCTATTTGTTGTGTCTGTGGTATAATTTTTCTTTTCTATAATATTTTCTACTTGGATTAAATTTTCGTCGTTTATTTTTCTTACTATTTCGTAAGTTGTTTCGTCGCTTCCCAATCCTGCAATATCCGAACCTAAATAGTTTTTATCTTTTTTAATTCCGTTGGGTCTTTTTAAAACACAAACTTTTTTTATTAGTTCGTCGCTGTATAATCTTTTTAAATCATCTAAGAAAACTGCCAAATATTCTTGAGCGTATTCTAGTTTGCTCATTCTTTTCTTTTCTTGCTCTAAAAACTTTTTATCGTGTCTAGGACAATCCTCCGCAGATACATAAAATTTTCTAAAATTGTCTGATTGAGAACATTCATAGAAAAAACCCTCTTTTCCTCTTGGAGTACTTAATAAATCTAAACTTCCCCCTGTTACGCTTAACATAGGCGTTATTGCTGTGAAAATTCTTCGGTCCATAGGACTAGCTTCATCTACAAAAATTCTCTTTAAGGTATAAGTTCTAAGTCCGTCTCCAGTAGCTCCACAGGCGTGGCACATAATACAAACCCCATTTTTAAGGTTAATCTCGTGCATAGTAGGCTTCTCTTTTCCTCTTTTAACCATATTGGGATATTTTCGCTCTAAATAAGATAAGGCTTTTAAAAAAAGATTATAAGCCTGTTTTTCTGTTAAGGCTACAACTAAATAATCACAAGGACTTTTCTCTTTTACTGCTTTTTCGACTATCTTGATACTACACGCTGTACTTTTTCCGCTCTGTCTCCCACATAATAATAAACAATTTCCCTCTTCTTCTATATACTGCTTTTGCCATTCATCTAACGTATTTTCTGGTCTAAGAATATCCCAACTCATATTTCACACTCTCCACCTAATAATTCTTTACATCTCTCCCTAGCTTTCCAAAAAAGAGGATTTCTGTACTTCTCTAGCCAGAAAAAGAAAGCTAGGGGAGCGTTATGTGCCGATAAAGTACGGCAGAATTTATGATGTTTAACACATAGTGTTATACCATTATCTAGGTCATATCTATAGGGTTTTATTTCTCTGGGTACAATATGATGAGCACACGGACGATACACACTTCCGCAGAACTGGCAAGAAAAGTTATCGCGCGCTTTAACTTTGTCCGCCCATATTTTATCCAACTCTTTTTGAATTATTAACTCTTTAGAGGTTAGGGCTCTCTTGTTTAGTATCATCTTTTTTTAGTTCCATTTTTCTAAGAAAATCAAATATTCTTTTAAGTTATTCCAACTTCCGTTTATATACTGCTCTGCTTCTTCTGAACTTAATTTTATTCCAAACAAATTTTCACAATCATTAACAATAGAAGAAATTTTATTTGCTAGTCTATGAGCCTTTTCTTCCTCTGTTTGAGCTTTATCTTCTTCTATTTCTTCTGTTTTTTTTACTTCTAGAGTTATTTTAGATAGTTGTTCATCTGCTTCTTTTAATAATTTTTCTTTTTGTTTTTTTATCTCTTCTGCTTTTTCTAGAAGTTCGTCTTTGTTCTTCGGAGTTAGATTTTTAAAATAATCTAATAATAAACACGCAATTAACCCTGATACGTTTGGAATTTCTTTTAACTTAATATGAAGTTCGTCTGGAAGATAGATATTTCTGTTTGCCATACTATGTATAGATATACATACTATTTAAATCTTTCTATTAAAATATTTTGATATGTATATCTATCTATCTATCTATCTATAACCTTATTATTATTATTATTATAAAAAAAGTATCTCTCTATCTCCATACTTTCCTCTATAAGTCTGTTCGGATATGTACATATTTTTAAAATTTTTGCGTGAGTTCCACCCCCCCCTATTCCCCCCCCTACGCCCAAAGGTCGCGATAATTATATTACGCGCGGTCTGCTGACCGCGCTTATGTACATACGCTATGCACTAAGGTGCCTAAGTGCAAAGAGAAATCAATTTGTAGTTATTCGGCATACCGAATAACTCCCATCCGTGCGTCGTGCGTCCGTCCGTCCGTCCCCCCACCCCACGTACGTACGTACGTACGTTCGTCCGTCCCCACCCCACCCCATCGTACGCAACGCACACGACCAACGAACGACGACCGACCGACCCTACGTACTCACTTACTCTAAACTACTACTTCACTACGTTCAGTAGTAGCATTCTAAGTATTTATACTTATGGGAGGGAGGGCGGAGTGAGCTTATGTTCGTCCGTGCGTCGTACGTATATCAATAAAAACACCTCTAGAATCAAAAAAAATAAAAAAATAAACAAAAGAACCAATCACATTATGACTGGCAATATTGCGTTCTTAGTAATACCGAAAGCTGTCTTAGGGTATATCTTAACTTGGAATTTCTTATTAACCCAGTTAGCTGTATCTTTTCCAAAAGCCTTTTTAAGAACTTCTAAAGCGTCTTTATTAGGAGTATAAATTAACTTCCTAGAACCATTTTGAACGCTCAAATTAAGAACATTATAAACTCTATTGTCTTTAGGACTGATTTTTTCTTCTATTCTGCCCTCATCTAAAATCTCTACAATATCCATATCTCTTGCGGTATTTTCATTTAAAAAAACATCTAAATTTCCTGTATCCATTATTTCTTATCTTTTCCTCCTTTCAATAGTCTAAACATAATTCCCTCTTTAATGTTCTTCTTAATAAGTTCGTTTATCTCTATATCGTGCTTAAATTCAGGGGTATTGATACGCCACGCAC